CATTGATCTTGGGTCTAGTGCGTGGGCTATCAATCCTCGCACCTTAGCGAGAAGCTGTGCGCTCATTCGATAAGGGGAAGGCTGGAAATCGACAAGGTTAGAACCTGAAAGGGTAGCGGTTCTTGCTTGCCATATATCAACAGCGATCATCAAAGCTGCATTCTGTATAGCTGTATCTGTTGTCCAGACTGTGTAAGTTTCTGGAGCAACTGTGCCATAAGGCTCAATTATGTGATATGGAACAGTAGTGGTGTGAGTAGTAGCCATACTGATTGAGTATTCACCGACTGCTGTAATGGTCTTAGTGCCATTATATTTTGTGCCAGAATTAGTAATAGTTACAGACTGTCCAACATAAAAGACTTCTGTAATAGGTTCATTAAAATAAAGAGTACCGATGTCGGGTACATTGCTATGTGCAACTGAAAATTGATTAGGTGTCCATAACATCGGAATAAGAACAGCGTCTGAAGCGTCACAGACTTCTTGCAGAACAGCATCAGTATATAGCGTGCCGACACCCAAAGTGGTGCGTAATTCGCTGACTGTTGTAAGTGCCATTGCCATTCCTTTCTTAAGACTCTGGGGAGTAGAGGGCTACTACTCCCCAGAGCGACTTAGAGTGTTACTTATGCAACCTGTACGGCGCGGAAGGCTGCTGGGTAGCGATTAACTACTGCGACATAACCGTAGATACCGATTTCAAGCTGACCATTTGCGACAACATTTGCGCGAATTTGTAGCGTGCCGGATTCGTGGAATCGCATTGCCATTGTTGGATAAACAAGTCCAACCTTAATGCCTGCTGTACCACCTGCGTAGTTAGGATCAACTACGAGATTAAGTCCAGCAACTGTGCCGTTAGTTGAACCTTGAGTAATAAGGCCGTTAGCATTTTGTGGAGCTGCTGCTGCGTATAGAGGGCGACCAGTTGTATCAACTGCTCCAAGAAGACCAGCAAAATCAACATCATCGTTACCACCAGATGTAGCAACCAATAGGTTGTTAGGTGTCTGGCGCATTACTCCGAATGAATCTGCAATCGACTTAGCAAGTGCTTTGTAGATTGTTGTAGAAGATGAATCTGATGATCCGTCTGCTGCAATCTTTGATGCGTATGCATCTGTCTTCTGTGCGTATGATGCTGCTAATTCGCGTAGATACAAATCTAAGAATGAAGGATCGCTGCGATCAACGAGCTCCAAATCCAGTTTTCCAGCGCCCGCAAACTTGACCACAGAATCTTCTTGGAAGGTAACTGTAGTGTCTGTTGATGCAAACTCTGCTGCTTCTGCTGTCAATTCGACAGTGGCCTGTGTTCCTAGCTTAGGAGTAAAAATCTTCATTCCTGAAGCAGGAAGTGCTGCGCGCTCGATTGAATCAATAAACGGACGAGATGAATCGATGATACCAATTACATCCTTTAGGTATGTTGGTGGAACCATACCTGTGTTCTCTGCGACTGTTGCAACTTGTAGAGCTGCCATTAGTTCGCGAGCATCTGCGTCACCGCGTGATGCATTTAGTTGAGCCTTAGCGTATTCGCCTGCTGTGATATTTAGGTTAAGGCGTGGGTTTGTGTAATACATTGCTGTAACTGTAGGACGAGCAGCTTCAACTGCTGCTGCCTCTACTGGTGCTGCAACTGTCTCTGGAGTATTCTCCACAGCTGTCTCGCTTTCTGTTTGTGGGTTTTCTTCAACAGGGATTACTTCCTCTGCTGCGATCTCTAGTATTTCTGAAGACGCAAATGCGGGAACAGTTACTAGAGAAACTTCTTTTAATTTAGCCGATGAGACGACTGTGTATCCATCTTTTGATGGTTGAGATGAAAGGATTTCAGCTCCGATGCTAAGTCCTGTAACGAGCCCTTCCTGAGCCATGATAAGTGCGTCATTACCGCCTGAAGAACGACTCAACTTAAAGGTTGCATAGATACCATCTGCGCGAGTCTCTGAAGCAGTCATTCGACCAATAGGCTTTTTTAGATCGTGCTGTGATAGCAACTTAATCTTTGTTGGGTCTGCAATCTCAATAGAGTTAGCTGCAAAAGTATAAGCACCAAGATTAGTATGGCCGATTTCACCAGTACCAAGAGGCACAATCTTTCCAGAGATTTCTCTGCGTTCTTCTGAGCATTCGATTGATGATGCTTCAATGTATAGAGTTTCCATTAGCTGCCATTCCCGTTAGGTGATAGGTCTTCCATTTGCATTGCTTGTTCTGTTGTAATTAAACCAAGTGCTAACATCTTTT